GATAGTAAGGAATTTGCAGAATTATTTGGAGAAAAAGTTGAAGATATTAAATCATTAACTGGAAAAGATATTGCATACTATGGTTATAAAAATGTACCAGTAGATCAAAGAGAGGGAGCGTTAGCGGCTGCATTAAAAGACGACAGAATAGACCAAAAGGCTTATGATGATTTAAAAAAACATTTTGAAACTTCTAGCACAACATCTACAAAGTTAATTAACTCTGAATTAACTAAAATGGATAAAATGGCAGATGATGGAGTGATACCAGATCTTGCTTTAATTAATGATTATGAGGCTACTGGCGTTGCTTTAAACAAACCAGAATTGGTTTTAAAAGCTCAAAAATTAAAAGCTAAAATTGCTTTGGTTCAATCTTTAAATGTTATGACACCTCTTCAAATAGAAGATTTTATAACTGAAACTAGAGCAGAAATTTCTAAAAATCCAGAAGGCACTTCTACTGCATTATACGATCAATTAAAAACTGCAGAAGATTATAACGCAAAATTAAATACAGATTTAGAAAAAGATCCAATTAATGCTGTTTCTAAAAGGGGAACTTTTGAAATAGAAACAATAAACTTTCAAGAATTTGCTATTAATCCTCAAGAAAACTACGAGCCTTTTATAAAGTTAATGACCAAAAGAAAATCTCAAGCAGAGGCTGTTGGAGCCATTTATGGTATAGAAAATAAATTTTTAACTGAGGCAGAGGCGGATCAAATAACAGCCGTCTTATCTAAAATGGAAAACCCAACTCAAATTAAATTTTTATCTCAAATATTAGTTGAAGGATTTGGCGATGCAGCTCCAGATGTATTTGCTCAACTCCAGGAAAAAGATGCTTTCTTAGCTCATATAGGAGGATTAAGTATTGTATCAGAAGGTAGACCAAACAAAGCCATTGATTTAGCAATAGAGGGTTATCTTTTAAACAAACAAAAAAATATAGACATTAAAGTAACTGATGCACAAAAAAAATCGACTAAAGCTAAATATAAAAATATTTTTCCAGAAAATATTGAAACATTTAATAATATAGTTGGAACAGCTGATAACATTTACGCAGCTCTTTTTTTTAATTCTCCAACATACAAAAGTAAAGATTTTGATAAAAATCTTTATGACAAAGCTATGAAGATGGCTATTGGTCAAAACGGAGATTATGGAGGTGTTGCTGAATACAATGACAAAGAGGTTCACGTTCCTATGTGGTTAAAAAATGATGAGTTTAACGATTTTGTCGATTGGTTAAAAGAATATCCAGCCGTACTAGCCGATGCAAGCGGATCAATGATTGATGGTAAATGGAACCCAGGCAATGCTGTTGGTAAATCTCAAGCTGGAGAAATCAGAGACATTAAAATTTTTGAAGGTGGAGATCCATACTTAATAAGTGTTGGTTATGGAAAATATAAAGTAGCAATGGAAGATCATCCATCAAAAGCCAATGCTGAACCTAAATATGCAATGGATGGAAATTTTGCAAAAGAAGGAAATAACTTTTTTATAATTGATTTTAATAAAGTTAGATCCAATTGGGAAAGTATGAAAAAATAATGTCTTTTGTTTTTGACGAAAAAAAAGCAACAAATTCTTTAGGAGAAACTTCCTGGGCGTTAGGTAATAGAACTGATTATATAACTAATTTTAGAGCCTCTTACGATGCTGCATTTTCATCAGATAGGTTTGATAGTGAAATGCACCAAATAAGAAAAGAATATAGCTTACTTACAGATCACTTAAATAAAAGAGGATTTACACAATTTAGTAATCCTATTCCAGATTTTGAAGATGTACCGCTTGGACCAGAAGATGAAAGAGATCACGAAATACAGCCAAGCAAAGAAGAAAATATTGAAACATTCTGGGCGAGAATAGAAGAATTAAAAAAAACTAATCCAGATTTAGCTGCAGAACTTGCAAGTCTTGGTTATGAAAATCAAGAACAATTTTTTAATACAATGGGTTTAAGGATCCAGGGTATACACGAGAAGGCAGCAGATATAGCTGACAGAGCTACTGGCTGGGGAACTTTTGGAAACTTTGCTGGTTCTTTTTCTGCGTTAGTTACAGATCCTTTGGTTCTTGCATCTTTACCTATAGGAGCTATGTATAAGGTTCCTACAACTGCTTTAGCAGCAGCCTGGAAAGTAGCTTGGGCAGAGGGTATGATTGCTCTTGCAGTTGAAATACCAATCCAAATGAAAGCTCAAGGTTTTAGAAAGGAAGTTGGATTACCAACTTCTGTAAATCTTTTTGGATATGATGTAAATTTAGGAGCTTTAAACGCAGTATCTGTTGCTGGAGGTTCTTTTCTTTTAGGTGGTTTAATTCAAGGTGTAGTTAAAGGAACACCAGGAGCTGTAGGTAAATTAAGAAAAGCATTAAATAAATCAAGCGATGCAGAGATAGAGCAAATATCAAAAGCACTAAAAATTGAAACACCTCAAGAAATGGGTAAGTTTAAAGAGCCAGAAAATCCATTTGAAGAAGGTAATGTAACAAATAAATTAAATACTGAAAATCATAACGCAGCTCAATCTCAAGTATTAAATGATGTTAAAAAAGAAATAAAACCTATTGAGGCATCATTAACTAAAAAATCTTTAGATGAAATTAAAGGCAATATTAAAACTTTTAGACCAGAAGAAATAGAATTTGATCCAGTAAATTTTCAATATAAAACAGATGGAGATGCAAGAGGAGTATCTCAAAAATTAGCAAATGTTCAAGAATGGGACAATGTAGCAGCTGGTGGAGTTTTAGTTTATGAATTTCAACCCAAAACTAAATTTGAACTTAATGATGTAGTTAATATAGATGCTAACGGAACTAAAGCTACAATTACAAAAACTGGCATAGTAATAGCTGGAAAAAAATCAGATGATTTAGATAATCTTACTAAAGTAATAGTAAGAAAAGCAGATGGTTCTGAGGGAAGTATAACTATTAAAAAATTAAAAGAATTTAATAAAGGTAAGAAAGCGATTGTTGATGGACACCAAAGATTGGGATTAGCAAAAAGATTATCAGCTGAAGGAAAAAAAATAGAATTATTAGCTCATACATTTAGAGAAGTAGATGGAGTAACTCCAGAAGAGGCTATGATTAAAGGTTTAATGGTAAATCTTATGAATAATACTGGATCAGCTATTGATGCTGCTAAAGTTATGAGATCTAGGTTTGGAGCTGATTGGTCTAAGTTTTCAAAATTTTTATCAGCTAGAAGTAATCTAGTTAAAAATGCTCAAGGCTTAACTAAGTTAAGTGATGATGCCTGGGGTATGGTTATTAATGAAAGAAACTTAGTTAATCTTGGCGCAAGAGTTGGAGAGATAATTGAGGATAAATCTTTACACTCTAATATTATAAAAATTTTAAAAGGTAAAAGTTTTGGTTCTATTGCTGAGTTAGAACAAACTTTAAGACTTACAAATACTTTACCTAAAACCATTACTAAGCAAGATACATTATTTGGTACAAATTTTTTTGCAGAAACATTATTAATAGAAAGATCTCAGCTGCTAAACTGGGCTAAAAAGAACATTAATAAGAGAAGTGCCGCTTTTAAGACGATTATTGAGAATGATACAACTTTACAAAAAGCGGGAAATAAATTAAACAAACTAAACAATGAGGAACAAAGGTTAATATATGAGCAAGTACAAAACAGATTTGAACAAGTCGCAACTCAAGCTGGATCCGAACTCTCAGCAAAACTCACGAAAGCAGCTCAAATCCTCAAAGAAGGAAAACGAGCCGATGCTGAAAAACTTTTCCAACAAGCTATCGATGACGCAGCTGCGAAAGGCGATTTTAGAGGGAGCAATGTTAGCGAATCATTTGGAGCTAATAAAACTGAAATTGAGACACAAGCAATACCTGGAAAATTCCAAGAAGACATAAGTACTAATAAATTATTTGATGATCCCGCTAAAGGTTATGCCTCAGAAGACGCATCATTAACAGATGTAGTATTAGGCGAAGGAACTTCTAAGGCAATCATTAATGATGTAGGCAGCGGAGGTAGTGTAAGCACATCTCCAGCAGTTAAATCATTATCTATTACCCAGGATTTAGCTGAAGGATCCCAACGAACAAAAGCTACTCCACCATCTGCGGTTTTTGCAGCTGCTACAGCTGTTCCTCCATCATTTCGTGGAGATGATACAATTATATTAGGTTCTAAAAGTTCCATAACAAATAATATTATATATCACACTACAGATGATTTGCCAGCTTTAAAATTAAAAGCTGAAAAGAACTTTGACGGCTTTGAGGCATTATTAAAGCGATTTAAAGATAAACATAAGGGAGTAGAATATGAAATATCTATTAAACATAAGGAAAAAGGCGGAGAATTAAAATTAGATAAAAAAATAGTAAAAGAAAAATCTCCCGTTCATATTTCCGATTATTTAAGAGGTAGACTTAATGTAGATACTATAGATCAAGCTAGAGCTATAGCTCAAGATATTAAGAATACTACAAAAACTATTCATTTTGACGATTTTTTAAAAACAGAAAATCCAAGAGGAGATGGTTATAGAGCTATTCATTTACAACTTATAACCAAAGATGGTTTATCTGTAGAGCTACAAGTAAGATTAAAATCTACAAAAGATATTTTAACTAGATCTCATCAACTTCGTGCTTTAGGAAAGCAAAAATCTGAAAATTTTAAAACTGCAAAAGGTTTAGCTGCTTTTGAACAAGCTCAAGAAATGGTTAAAAAAGAATTAGACGATGCTTGGTTTAGAGCTTTAGAAAAACAAGGAGCTAAATCTGATGAATTAATAGATCAAGATATTCATATTGGTACAAGAATAGATGCAGATGGAACAGAAGTAGATATTGTAAAACCTCTTAGGGAATTTTTAGAAGAAGATGTAAAGGCAGCTCAAGCCTTAGAAAGATTAAAGGATTGTAAATGAGTTATTTAAAATGTATTAGCAATGCGCTTAGAGACGGGGAAATGACATCAGATGCTGCAGATGCTCATAGAATAGAATTTAATAAGCAATTTAAAAAATTTAAAGACCAAGGTATGACGGATATTGAGGCAGAGAGAATGGCTGCTAAAGAAACTTGGGATAACAAACTTGCAGACAGAATTGCTAAAAAAAATCAAGCATTAAAACAAGCTAGAATAAATGCTCAAAATAAATTTCAAATAGAAAATTATAAAAATGTTAAAGGAGAAAAAGATATTATTGAAGGAATAAGATCTATTTTAGATCAAGACGCTAGCAATCAAATATTGTCTGTAACTAATTTAAAAAGAACTGAATTAGGTATGGTTCACGCACCATTGGCAGCATTTATGGAAAAATTTAGAACTGGTTATTTTGGTAGAAGAGGAAAATTCCAAAAAATGACAACACCTTTAGTTGTTAAAGAAATTTTAGAACCTGGATCTACCGCTAATCCTTTGGCTAAAGAATTTGCTAAAGCCGTAAATGAGGCAATAGAATTAGCAAGAACAAGACATAATCAATTTGGTGGAAATGTTGCAAAGATAAAAGGCAATTATTTACCGCAGCCACATAATCCAGTTAAGATAGGTAGTGTTACTCAAGAAGAATGGATTGAAAACATTTTACCAAAATTAGATTTTGCTAAAATGATTAATAATAAAACCAATAGAGCTTTTACAAGGGAAGAATTAATTTTAGAATTACCTGGAGTTTATGATGCAATAAGAACTGAGGGAGTTAGTAGATTAAAACCTGGAGTACGAATGGGATCTACAATGCTTGGTAATAAAAGATTAGATCATAGATTTTTAATTTTTAAGGATGCTGAAAGCTATATGGCTTATCAAGCTAAATTTGGCGATGAAGATGTTATATCTACGATATATCAACATTTAGAAAGCATTAGTAGAGATACAGCAATGATGAGAGCTTGGGGACCCAATCCTAACGCTGGATATAGATATGTTAGAGATTTAGTTAGAATAAATACAAAAGATCTGCCAATTAAAAAAAGAGAAAATATTAGAGCTAAATTAGAGGGATTAGATAATTTATATGAAGCTCATACTGGTAGATTAAATAGTGCAGCTGATAAGTGGTGGGCGATGGGTTTTGCGGGTTTAAGACATATTTTAACATCAGCTGTAATTGGATCTGCAACACTACTTGCACAATCCGACTTTTTCTTTTCAAGAATGACAAGTAAATTTCTTGGACTACCAGCATACAAAGCAAATAGAAAAACTTTAACATTAATTAAAGAGGGTTTTTATAAACAAGAAAGTACTTGGTCTAAAGTTGCTATCAGATCTGGTTTAATTGGAGAGCATTGGAGTACAATAGCATCAGCTGCTAATAGATATTTTATTGATACTGATGCACCAATACTTGCTAAAATGTTTAGTGATGCAACGCTTAGAGCATCTGGATTATCTCATTTAACTCAAGGTGGTCGTTGGTCGTTTGGTATGGAGTTTATGGGATTTATGGGAGATAATTTTAATAAATCCTGGAAAGAATTAGATAAAGCATTTGGCGATAACATTATTGAGGCAAATAAATTAACTGGAAATAAAGGAAAAGCATACGGAAAAACTTTTACTCAAACTTTAGAAACTTATGGAATAAGAGAAGGAGATTGGGATATTATAAGACAAACAAAATTATATGATGCTGCCATTGATGATGAAACAATACAAGAAGGAACAGCTTTATTTTTTAAACCACAAGATTTGTTAAAAAGAACCGACATAGATGAGAGTTATGCAAATCTATTACACGCAAGAATTATGGAAATGATTTTTACCGAAACAGATCACGCAATCCCAACTGCATCAGTGAGGGGTAGATCAGTAGTAATGGGTAAAAATAAACCAGGCACATTAGCTGGGGAAATTTTAGCATCTGGTTTAATGTTTAAAAACTTTGCAATTGCAATTGGATTTACTCACATAATGAGAGGGTTAAGACAACACGGATTAAAAGGTAAAGCTGGATATTTGGTTCCATTTTTAATTGGTACAACTTTAATGAATGCTTATTCACACGAAATGAGAGAAATATTAAAGGGAAGAGATTTAATTAATTTTAAGAATATGGATAAAGATCAAATGTTTAATTATTGGCTAGCAAGAATGATTGGTGGTGGTGGATTAGGTATATTTGGAGATTTAATTTATTCTGAAAGTGAGGGTCAAAATTACGGGACAGATGTTACGGATGCCATATTAGGATTACCAGTAGCTTTTGCTAAAGATTTATATGGTTTAGTGGATGAAACCTTTAGATTAATTCCTGGAGGAAAAGAAAGTAAGATAGGCAAGGAGCTATCTACTTTTGTCAAAAAATACACTCCAGGCAGCTCATTATGGTATCTTAGAGCCGCTTGGGAGAGAATTATAGTGGATACGTTGCAAAACCTAATAGATCCAGGTTTTCATAAAAGATCTGAAAATACCATTAAAAGATACCAAAAGAAAGAAGGTAGGGATTATTGGTGGTATCCAGGCGAAAAATTACCAGAAAGAACACCTCAAATTTCTCAATAATAGTTATAGACAGAATTGACAGAATAATTTAATAGAAAAAATATAGTAGGAGTATCACGCCTACATTTTTTTCCAAAAAAACAAACAATATAAAATATGACAATTACAACAACTACAATTAAAAATAGTTATTCGGGTAATGGCTCTACGACAGAGTTTGCCTATACATTTCCGATTAATTCTACGTCTGAAATTTCAGTAATAGAAAGATCTTCTACGGGAGTTGAGACAACTAAAAGTGAAGGGTCTGGTTCTACAAACTATTCAATAGTTGATAATGGAGCAACTGGCGGAACGATTACTATGGTTACGGCTCCAGCAGCTGGTACGACTTTAGTTATAAGAAGAAATACAGCTTTAACACAAGAAACAGATTATGTAGCCAATGACCCATTTCCAGCTGAAACACACGAAGATGCTCTTGATAAACTTAATATGCAGACACAAGAGCTGCAAGAACAATTAGATAGATCATTTAAAGTTTCAAGAACAAATACTATTACAACTGCTGAATTTACTGAAAGCGCAACAGATAGAGCATCCAAAGCGTTAGGTTTTGATACTGATGGAAATTTAACTACAATTGCAGACTTTTTACCAGCTGGTGGAGATAACGCTCAATTAACTTATTCAACAACTACTGCTGATGCTGATCCAGGTTCTGGAAAAATTCGTTTTAACAATTCAACAATTTCTTCAGCAACGGCTGCTTATGTAGATGATCTTGATGCTAATGGTACAGACATTTCTGCCTGGGTGCAATCATTTGACGATGTAACGGGTAATGCAACAAACAGAGGTAGATTAAGAGTTACTAAATCAAATTCATTATCTGTTTGGCATTCTTTTAAAATTTCTGGAGCAGTTACAGATGCAAGCGGTTATACAAAATTAACTTTAGTTTATATTGATGGTTCTGGAAGTTTAGCGGATAACGATAAAGTATTTATATCCTTTGTACCATCTGGAGAAGATGGAGCAATTCCAGGTTATTATTACAAATTTGATACGGGTACTTCAGATGCGGACCCAGGAGCTGGAGAAATTTCTTTTAATAATGGAACTTATGCAAGTGTAACAGAAATTTACATTGATGACGCTGATGCCAATGGCGTTACAACTCAAACTGATACGATTACTTGGGATGATAGCACATCAACAATTAAAGGTTACATCCATATAGTTGACATTAACGATAGCACTACATACGCAAGATTTAAAGTTACTGGATCATCTACAGATGCCTCTGGTTACAATAAATTAGCTGTTGCTCATTTAGCATCTAATAATACTTTTTCAGCAGCAGATGAGCTTTCGGTTCACTTTACAAGAGTTGGAGATAAAGGAGATACTGGGTCAACTGGTGCAACGGGGTCAACGGGAAGTACGGGATCTACGGGAGCAGCGGGTACAAATTCACAGCTTGCTATGACTTGGAGCAGCTCAACTTCAGACGCTGATCCTGGAGCTGGTAAAATAGCTTTTAATCACGCAACTTTATCTAGTGTTTCAATTTTATATGTAGATGATGCAGACGATGCCTCTGCAGATATTTCTGGTTATGTTCAATCTTGGGATGATGTTACAAACACAACAGCAAGAGGTATTGTAACTATAACTAAAGAAGGTACACCATCTACTTATGCGATATTTAAAGTTAGTGGCGCAGTAACTGATGCCTCTGGCTATACAAAAATTCCAGTAACTCACATAGTATCAAACGGATCATTTTCTAATACGGATGGCGTTGGGGTACATTTTTCATATTCTGGAAATGACGGAGCTATGACTAGCTTTACCATTGCTGGTACATCTGGTTCCGATCAAACAATAACAAATGGTAATACTTTAACGATAGCGGCTGGTGCGAATATTACGACTACTGGAAGTTCTACAGACACGATTACGATTGCGTGTACCTTAGATGATCCAACAGCTCTAGCAATCGCATTAGGATAATAGGAGGATATAATAAATGGCAAATACTTTTAAATGTGTTACTTTTGCAGCAGAGCCAGCATCGGCTGGTACGCCATATAAAATGTATACTTGCGCATCAAGTACGACTTGCGTTGTTCTTGGTTTAATTATTACTAACATTCATACATCAGCAGTTACTATTGAAGTAGAATTAGTTAGTGATACGGCAAATAGAGGCGGAGCTAATAACGTAGCGAATGGCACATCATTTTTAGTAAAAGATGTAACTATTCCAGCTGGAAGTTCATTAGAACTTTTATCTGGTGGCAAAGTTGTTTTAGAGGCAACAGACGAAATAAAAATTGATTGTTCTGTAGCTGATAAAGTTTCTGGCACATTGTCTATAATGGAGATAACGTAAGATGAGTTATATTGGATCTAAACCAGCTAATAAAGCAGTTGTAGCTAGTGATCTTGACCCAGCAGTTATTACTGGTCAAACAGCTCTTTCATCTGAACCAGCCTCAACTGATGAATTTTTAATTAGTGATGCTGGAGTTCTTAAAAGATTAGATGCTAGTTTAATTGGTGGTGGAAAAGTTTTACAAGTTGTTTCCGCAACAGACGAGACGGCAAGAGAAACTACATCTACAAGTTACGCATCATTAACATTAAATGCGTCTATAACTCCATCAGCAACATCTAGTAAAGTTTTAGCATTAGTTACTTTAGCAGTTAGTTCAGCTTTTAATGCAAAATATGCTTATTTTACTTTATATAGAGCATCATCAGATTTAGGAAGTTCAGGTGGATCTGGATTTTTTCATACCTACGATAGTCTTGATAGTGATATTTATATGGCTGGAGCTATGACGTTTTTAGATAGTCCAAGCACAACATCATCTACAACATATACCTTATATGGTAAATGCACCAGCTCTGGAAAAGCAAGAATAAATGTGGGTGGTGGAATGTCAACTATAACCTTAATAGAAATAGGAGCATAATTTATGGCAAGTGTTTTAGATGCAATACTAGCAATTAATCCTAATGCAGAAGTAACTATTAATGGTAATGATATTAATAATATCATTTGGCACAATAATACAGCAGTTATTTCTAAATCTGATATAGAGGCTAAACAAGCAGAGCTTGATGCTGAGTATAATAATAACAAATATCAAAGAGATAGAAAAAAAGAATATCCATCTATTGCAGATCAACTAGACGACATTTATCATAATGGAATAGATGGCTGGAAAGCTACAATCAAAGTAACTAAAGATAAATATCCAAAGGAATAATTTATGGCATATATAGGAAAAGAACCAATAGTAGGAAACTTTCAAGTTTGCGATGCTATTAGTGTAGTCAATGGTCAAGCTGCATATACTTTACAAGTATCATCTGCAAATGTTTCGCCAGAAAGCGTTAATCATACGTTGGTTTCACTTAATGGAATTTTACAAAAGCCAGGTAGTTCTTATACCATCTCTGGTTCAACACTTACTTTTGCATCAAACTTAGCAACTGGCGATGTCATAGATTTTGTAATGTTGTTAGGAAATGTTTTAGATTTAGGAGTACCAAGTGATGACAGCGTAACAGCTGCTAAGATAGTTGATAATGCAATATCTGAAGAACATTTAGATCCAACGATTATAACTGGTTTGCCAGCTCTTGGAGCTACGCCAGCTGATACTGATGAGTTAATTATTAGTGATGCTGGTACTTTAAAGCGTATGGATTATTCTTACATTAAAGGAGGAGGAAAAGTATTACAAGTTGTTTCGGCAACTGATACTACTGAACGATCTCATTCGTCTAGCACTTATTCTTTAGCATCTTCTACTTTATCCGTTGACATAACTCCAGCAGCTACATCAAGCAAAATATTAGTTATGCTATCTACGTCTTATAAAAAAAATGGTGGAAGTATGTTTCTTACAATATTTAGAGATAGCACAAATTTAGGAAATGGAAATTATGGCTTTATAAATGGCGATGCAAATAATGTTCCATATCCAGGTAGCATAGTATTTTTAGATAGTCCAAGCTCAACTTCACAATTAACATATCAAATAAGAACTAGAAGTGGTGGAGGAGATGCCGTTGATTTTAACGAAGGTGGATCTACTGGTTCTATAGTAGCTATGGAGATAGGAGCATAATGTCAAAATTAAGAGAAACATATAAAGCAATACAATTAATAAATTCAGATGCCAGAGTTATGGCTTTATCTTTTCCTGGAGGAGAACCAGATTTAGATAATATTATTTGGGAAGATGGAACAACTCCAATATCAAAAGCCGATATTGAGGCTAAACTTCCAGAGGCAAGACAACTAATAGCAGATGAAGATCAAGCTAAAATTGATAAAAAAGCATCTGGTAAACAAAAATTAAAAGATCTTGGATTAGATGATGAAGAAATAAATGCGTTAATGGGAGCTTAAAATGTCAATCAATGTGGCTAACAATCAATCCTTGACTGCGATTACAGCTTTACCAGCAGCAGTTTCTGGTAGTGCTATGACTTTATTAGAAACTCAAACTGCATCAAGTTCAGCCACAATAAGTTTTACCTCAAACATTGATAGCACTTATAAAGAATATGTATTTAAGTTTATTAATATACATCCACAAACAGACGATACACATTTTACAATTAATTTTTCATCAGATGCTGGAAGTAGTTATAATGTTACTAAAACTACTAATCTTTTTGTATCACAACACGCTGAAAATGCTGGTTTTGCTGGTCTTAGTTATCAAGGAAGTATTGATTTAGCTCAATCTACAGCAGCTCAACAATTATGTTTTGGTTTAGGAAATGATAACGATGAAAATATGTGTGGAACATTAAATTTATATTCTCCATCAAATACAACATTTGCTAAACATTTTTTATCAGAATGTAGCTCTCCAAGCCACGATACATCTCCAGAACAAACTCACGTTTTTGTTTCTGGATATGGAAACACAACATCAGCTATTGATGCAGTACAATTCGCTATGTCGTCAGGCAACATAGATAGTGGAGTAATAAAATTATATGGCATTAGTTAAGTATAACAATAATTCTATAAGTGCTGTTACAGCAGCTGCTGCAGTACCAACTGGTGCTATGACTTTAATTAAAGAACAAACAGCATCTTCAAGTTCTACTATTAGCTTTGTAAATGGTACATCAGATGTAGTCTTGGATAGCACATATCCTATTTATTTATTTAAGTTTTATAATATTCATTCATCAGAAAATGATAAAGGATTACAATTTAATATGAGTACCGATAGCGGATCAAATTATAATGTAACAAAAACTTCTACATCATTTAGATCAAGACACGCAGAAGATGATAGTTACGCAGTTGTTGAATATAGAACTGGAGAAGATTTAGCTCAATCAACTAATTATCAATGGCTTACTGCTGGTCAAGGTAATGAAAATGACGAAGATGGCGCTGGAGAATTATTTTTATTTTCGCCATCATCTACAACTTTTGTAAAACATTTTATGTGTAGATCAATAATGTATTATGAAATAAATGCACCTTTTAATTGGTTTATGGCTGGATATGGAAACACAACATCAGCAGTTAATGCTATTCAATTTAAAATGAATAGTGGAAATATAGATAGTGGCACAATCAAACTCTATGGAATTAAGGATAGTTAATGAGCATAGTTAAATTAAATAATAGAGGTGTAAGATCGGCTACAGCTTTTGGAAGCATATCAGCTTTAGGTAGTATGACATTTATTAAAAAACAAACTGCCTCATCATCTTCAACTATATCTTTTGTTGATGGAACAAGCGATGTTGTTCTTGATGATACTTACAAGGAATATATTTTTACTTTAAATAACATACATCCAGCAGATCATTCAACATCACAATATATAATGTTTCAAGGATCAATAGATAGTGGTAGCAATTACAATGTGACTATGACTACTACATACTTTAGAGCAGAACATTATGAAAATGATAGTGCAGCTAATTTGGGATATGTAAGTGGTGCTGATCAAGCACAAGGAACATCTTTTCAAAGAATAAGTGATCCAATAGGAAATGAAAATGACGAATGTGGTTGTGCAATTTTGCATTTATTTAATCCTTCATCTACTTTCGTAAAGCATTTTATGGTAAATGCTCAAATTGCTGAATATGGAGATAGATCAATAAATACTTATTGTGCTGGTTATTTTAATACCACATCAGCAATAGACGCTGTTCAATTTAAAATGAACTCTGGAAATATGGATGCTGGAGATATTTGTTTATATGGAATTAATTAAGGAGGAATAATGGCAAGACATCATTTAATAAATGGAAACGTAGTACCTTTCACAGCTGAAGAAGAGGCTGCAAAAGACGCAGAAGAGGCTGCTTACAATGATGGTGCATACGATAGAGCTATTGCTAATCTAAGATCTAAAAGAAATAGACTTTTAGCTGAAACGGATTTTTATGCTTTATCAGATGTAACTATGTCTGATGATATGACAACATACAGACAAAATTTAAGAGATCTTCCAAGTGGCAAAGATACTTTAGAAAAAGTGAACAACACTACTTTTCCAACTAAACCAGAATAAATTTAACAAAAGGATTGTGTTATGAAGATAGCTTTAGTTATGCTTATGTGTAGCACGTTCCACGGCTGCTTAGAACCATTCGTTATGCCGACAACTTATGATAATTATTATGATTGTCTGCAAGCTGGATATAAAGAGGCTATTAGTAAACAAACAGAAATAGGGAGAGTTGAAACTAATAAACATCAAATATTTATTAGGTTTAATTGTAATCCAGCAAATGAAATCTAAAAGAAAAAAATCTACGCTTAAAGAATATGGGGAAGAAAAAGCTGCGTTAAGAATTTCATATCACGAAAAAGTCTGCGCTGAAAGAATGAAAACTTTATTTAAAGCGATAGACGAAATGAAGAAAGACATTAAAAGTTTAAAGGAAGATATGGCAAGAGGAAAAGGAGCTGCTGCAATAATAATATTTATTGGAGGTTTAATTGGCTCAATCTTTTACTTCTTCCAGAAATAGAAAAACTGCTGCTAAAGGTTTATCCAACGAGCTACTAGCACAAGCTAAGTTTGCCAAGGATCCAAACCTTATTGTATTTACTCCAGTTGGTTCTAAGGGACCGATAGATCTATTGGTCTTAAATTTAACCACGGGAGAATACACAGCTTATGACGTAAAAACCCAAAACTTTAGATCCAATGGGGAAAAGATTTATAGGGGGAGAACTGATGAGCAAAGACAATTAGGTGTTAAGATTTTTAATTTTAACCCAGAAAAGGATTGAACAATTATGGCAGATTATACTGAACTCAAGGAAAGCATTAAACAGCACGAAGGTTTTAGAGATCATATTTACAAAGATAGCCTGGGTATTCCTACTATTTTTTGGGGTCATATGGTTTTACCTACCGATGATTTTATTGAAGGTATTAATTATAGTGTTGAAGATGCTGAGAAGTGTTTTGATAAAGATTTTAATATTGCTTTACAAAGTGCTGAGAAATTAATTGGAGACATAGAAGTTAATCATATTCAAAAATGCGTAATCATTGAATGTGTGTACCAACTTGGTGGACCAAGGTTCTCTAAGTTTAAAAAGTTTTGGCAAGCTATGAGAGATGGAGATATGGAAAAAGCTGCCGATGAAATGATTGATAGCAGATGGCATAAGCAAACACCTGGTAGATGTGAGAAGGCTGCTGCTAAAATTAGAGGTAGTTTAAAATGATCCAATTTTTAGGATTATTAAAAAATCCAGTTACAAAATTTCTGGCTGAAAAGACTATGGGTGCAATAACCCATAAGCTGCAGAAAGATAAAATTATAAAAGAAAAAGAACTAGAGGCAGCTAATAACTTGGATGTTAAAAAGGTTGAAGTACAAATTGAGCAAGTACGCCAGCAGCAAAACTCTCTAAAAGATGAATGGCTTTGTCTTTTTTTTACGTTGCTTATGGCAGCACATTTCATACCAGCGTTCCAGCCAGCTATGGATAAGGGATGGGATATATTACAAAAAGCTGATCCAATGTTTTGGTACATCATATTAACAATAGTAGGTGCATCCTTTGGTGTAACTACAATGAATAAATTAAAGAAAAAATGACAATAACTAAATCAGACTTTGATCCAAAATGTTTTGGTGGACAATATCAAGATCCACCAGAAATGCTACACTTCCAATTTGAAGGCGTAAGATGCGATAACTATGTGCATAGATACGTTTTGGTGGATAAGTTTAGACCCAACAAACTAAATTCAAGAAGTAAAAAAACCGAGGAAGAAGAAGGTAAATCCCATAAAGAAATTGCAAATGGTTACTTACCTTTGGTTCAAGAAGGTAAAACTGAAAATAGTTTTTTAGATAAAATTAAAAAAATTTTATTTTAATGGCTAAAAAGAAAAGTAATTTTCTAAATAAACCAGAACACGAAACAAGATCTAAGTATAAGAAAACAAGTCAATCATCTAATCCAGCTAAGATTAAATGGTCAAGTATGAATAAGAATAAACGAAGGCAGCATAAGAAATGAGCAAATTAGATATATCGGATAGCAGCAAGATCAGCCTCCCAGTTAGAAATCTTTTTGCATTATTGGCAGCCACAGCTTTTGGCATCTTCGCTTATACCGAAATTACGGGTAGGCTAAATTCTCTTGAAAACTCCAGAACTATTATGGAGGCAGATCTAATTACAAAATCAGATCAAAAAATTGTAGACCAAGAGCAATTTCTACTCCTGGAGATTTTAAGTACTTCCCAGGAAAAGACAGATGAAGAGATGGATAGTATGAGAAACAATAACGTAAACCTTAACAGAGCTATGGAAGATATAGAAGATATGAAGAAAACAATAGAAATTTTAAAAGATAAAATTAGAGCAAATGGGAGCCATTGATGGAGCAAGTTGTTATAGCTTTATTGATGATGATAAACAACGAGATTAAGGAGGCAAGAATACAGCCATCTTTAAGTGATTGTTTAAAAGGAAAGAGGCACGCGATGAGAGAGCTAGATAGTAAATCAAAAGTTTCTTATCAATGCGTAAAATCTTTAGCTGAACTTGAGGAAAATATTGACGGCTCTTTAAGTATTAAAAAATTAATAATGGAATAATGATAGATAGAATTTTATTAAAGTTTTTTGGCGGCATAGACACGTTAGTTAATTGGTTATTTGCCTGGCAAGCTCCGAGGTGTAAATGCAAAAACAAAAAAAGACGTGGGTAAAATCCACAACTTTGGTTTTAAGCATAGGAAAATGCCGATATTGTAATAAGGAAATGGATAATACTGAGAGCTTTGTAGCTTTCGCAGATAAGACTAAAGCTCATTATGAGTGTATGCGCCTGGATGATGCTAAGAGAGCTGAAGATAAGACTTTCGAATAATGGTCTGGGTGGCTGGATTTGAACCAGCGATCCCTAGCTCCCAAAGCTAGTGCGTTACCAGGCTACGCTACACCCAGCCAAATCATTAAAAAAAAATCAATTTAGATTAGTAGTATAGTAGTAGCAACAGATAATTTTCTCTGGTACATCCCAATAAAATCAATGCTTATTTCATTGCATTATTTGCAATAAAATTTATACAATTTCTATTAGAAGTGTTATATATCAACACATCGGGAAGGTTTGGTCTATAGTTTCAAATACTATCGACTTGTCAAGCCAGGCTTAGTTTATTTAAGAGATTAGTAGTGAAATTAGTAGTGGTTTATTTTTTAGCGAATTTAATTATAGCATCTGGAAGAACATCTCCCTTGCTATCAAAATCATTTAGATATTGCTTGTATAATTCTTGAACTCTCCAATCAAAATTAAAGGTAGGAACGTGAGCCATCTCCAGGTGTAATTTAAAAAGGAGATAGCTCATAGGGTTCATTAATTTAATAGATTATTAGTAGCATCTATTGTTACTTCTGGATTGCTATCAATATCCTTATGATAGTATCTTTGAGGTGTTTTACTTTCCATAGTCCAGCCTTGCTGTTTTCTAGCCTGGATCTCTGGCAGCTTACCTTGCTCTCTAACAAGTGAATATCTGAAATGCCTAAAAGGTTTCAAACCTCCCACCCATTTTATTCCAAGTTTTTTAGCAGCTGCTTTAATCCTACCTTTTGCTGCCTTTTTAGTTAAAGGAAATACTCTCTTAAATTTTCCAGATCTTTTTTGTTTTGCTTGCTGATCTATTAAATTTTTAAGATAAATAGCTAGCTCTTTAGTAATAGGAACATCTCTTTTTGAGCTTGCAGTTTTTAACATATTCTCCTGGAACCCATCCCATTTATCAATTGAATGTCTAAATTTAATTAATGGTAAAGGTTTAGCTTTAAAATCAATGCTGCAATTAGTTATTGCTAGTATCTCATTTAGTCTTGGACCACATTGAGCAGCCGTTAAAAATAATGTTTTATTAACTATATCTTTTTCTTTATCTATTATTTTTTTAACTACTTTTAA